GCCGAAGCTGGAGTAGGTGCCCGGCTGGATGGCCAGGTAGAACGTCGCCTGATCGAGTGACGCGGGAGCGCTTGACCCGGGCGTGATGATACCGCCGTAGCCGGCGCCTGCGGATGCAAGCGCGCTGATGATCGCAAGCAGGTCGCCCTGCAGGATGTCTCCGGTGATCAGTTCCGCGCCGTTGTTGTAGATGTCCGCCTGTATCCTGGCAATGAGTTGTGAGTATTGCATAGCCTTTTTTTGTTAGTCGTAATTTTCGGCGCAGGTCGTATCCATCGGCACCAGCAGGGTGACGTTGGTGTACACGCCCGCGCACTCGTCTGTAAATCGCTGGTTGAAAGATCGGAACGTCACCTCGCCGTCTGTGACGATGTCCTCCGCGTCCAGCTGCAGCAGGAGGTTGCCCAGCATCTGGATGCCCGCCGTCTGTATCTGCAGGCGGTTGGCCCCGTCGTTCTGTAGCAGGTCAACATAGAAAAGCGTGAAGGAGTAGCGGATCAGCCCGGCGGAGACGTCCGCCCGGTGCTCGCCCTGGGTCCAGGCGAAGACGCCGTACTTCACTGAGGGCAAGGCGTTGATATCGAAGACATCATTTCCCACGACGGTATTGACCGCGGGGGACGATGCCGCGAGCCGCTCCATTGCCAGTATGACGTCGCGCAGTGTCATTTGCAGCCTCCTCCGATGATCTTGCCGCGAGCGCCGCCCAGATTGATGCCGCAGCTGGCCGCCGTGTACAGGTGCGAGTGGATGCGGTGCACGTCTCCTTCGCAGAGTTCCGGAAACTCTGCCCTATTGTTGAGAATCCAGTTCTCGAGCATCAGGCAGTACTGGTCCGCTTCGTCCTGGTAGCGCTGGATCTCGCGGTCGATCTCCTGCGACGATGCCGCCTGCAGGTTCTCATCCGAGGCGCGCATGACGCCGAAGTTCCCGATCTTGTATGCCACTTTCGGGATGACCTCCATCGCCGCAAGGGCGGTGAGGTAGTACTGCGCCTTGACGAGCAGGGCGTTGTAGTAATCGTGTTCGCCGATGGTGCCGTCCGCCACCATGGCGATGAGCCGGTCGGTGAGGGTGTCGCCGATTATGATGCGCAGCTGCATGTCCTGCGCCTTGCGGATGGCCGGCTTGATGTATTTGCCGTCCACATTGTCGGAGATAGCGGTGTGCTCCCGAACGAAGTCGGGAGACACCAGCAGCGCCTCCGTCACGGCAGTCGTAGTCGGTTGATCTGGTACGTATGCCATGGCTATTCGATGTTTGTTTCCGTCTCCTCGTCCAGGGAGAAGGGTTTGATCGTAATGACGCCCGCGGCTCCGTAGATGCGCTCGTATGCCTCGGTGATGATGCGCTGGACGGGGCGCACCTGCGTCCGGTTGTACAGGCGGAACGCCTGCTGGAACTCCTGCTCGTTGAAGCCGGTGCTCTCGGTCATGATGCCGAACAGGGCGGGAATGGCACGGAAGGCGGAGAATATCTGCTGGCGACAGTGCGTCGACAGGGCCTTGTAGCGTTCGCCGAAGTCCTTCACCTCAAATTCGCGGATCTCCGTCGCGGCGTCCTTGTTCCGATTCCATGAGAAGACAATACGTGCAGCATTCTGATGTCCGGAGAAACGCTCGTTAAAGGCTCGCTCCACACTTTCGCGTGTGGCGTCGGACGGAATGCCATTGTTAAAATTGACGATTGCCGAGGCCGTGAAGCCGTTTTCCAGGGAATTGAGATGGAAGTCGGTGATGTTCCGCTCGATCTCACAGTCTTTGATCGATGCCGCGTAGATCGGCGCGGGGTACGTCTGCGTGTGCTCGTTCTTAACGTAAAGGATGGACGAGGCATGGCGGTCGCGTTCCGCGTCACTCATTCCAGCCCAATCGAGGTCGCGGATGAAGGCCGGGTAGACGGTCACGCCGCGGCTGCCGCCCTTGTCCCATTTCTCCGAATACCTGAACACGCTGCACTCGGCATCTGTGCGGAGAAAGCGCATATCGACGTAGTAGACCTCCGATACATCGCCCGCGAAGTTCCTGATGACCTGCAGGGCGAAGCCGCCGTAGATCTCCCAATCGCGCGCGATGCACCGCACCTGATCGCGGATGGTGTCGCCCTTGTAGTTCATCTTCCCGCCAGGCAGCTCACCCGTCAGCTGTCGGATTGCGATGTCGTCGCCGGCGATGAAGTCTACGTTCCCGTTGATGATCGATCGAAGCGTCGGCACCGTGTTGTAGAGAGACAGCAGATAGTACGGATAGAGGTTGTCCGCGCCCCAGGTGACGTATTCGCGCCCGGAATAGCTGCGCTCTTCCGGCGACGGGATCGTCCCCTGAATGTACGGATCTATTGCGGCGAAGGAGATCTTTCCCTTCGCCTGGTTAGTCGGTTGTGTCATATTGCTTGTAATTGATTTCTATGCCCGTGACGGCAGGCGTGTCGCTCCCCTGCTGCACCATCATCACGCCCGTCTCCATCTCATTGCCGTCGTCGTCGCGGAGCGCGTAGTAGTACATTCCGCGCTCAAGCGCGATGCCTGGCGAACGGCTGCCTACATACCAGTCGCCGACGATTCCGCCGTCGAACTGCAGGACGTACTCCACGCCCGTGTCCATGTGGCGGAGGTGCAGCTTGCCAGCGAAGGACGAGCCGTCTGTCATCTGCGCCGTGCGCGGGATGACTATGCCTGTCTGCGTTTGTGATGTCAGGTAAAACATGCCTATCGTTTTGCCGGAAATAGCGCAGGCAGGTCGGATGTAAATGACAGAGGGGGCCGTTGCCGGTCCCCTCCACCAATATGCGTGCGGTGCGCTATTCCGCTACGGTGCTGATGACGCTCTCGTCCACCTCCATGGGCATCTCGAGGGAGTTGTCCTGCAGGGTGATGGAGTAGCCGTTGCGGTCGGCGCGTGCCGTTCCCGTGAGGCCGTCGCCGGCGCTGATGACCAGCGGCTCATCCTTGCCGAGGTACCAGTAGGCACCGTTGGCGTCCTTCACGATGGCGACCAGCTCGCCCTGGGCGAGTGCGGAGATCTCCACGCGCTTGGACGTCTCCATCCGTGTGAAGACCATCACGAGGTCGGTCACGACGAATGTCGCTCCGGTGGTCTGGTCGACGGTGTAGTTGGAGGACATGCTGCCGGTGTTGCGGCGGAAGTCGTACGTCTTGAACTTGGCCGACGCCTTCATCGTGATGGCCGAGATCTTGTCAGCAGACTCGGTGATGGCATCGATGTCGGCGGCGTTGGCGAGGTACACCTTGACGATGCCGCCCATGGAAGGCGCGCAATCGTTGGCGATACCGGAAAGAGTTTGTAAACAAGCCATATTCGTGTAGTTTTTATTTATTCATCGAAAAAAGGGTGGGTGATTGACCGCCCACCCTTGCTCAACTCATCCCGTCAGCCTCCTTATTTGGTCGGCTGGGCGGCGAAGGTACCGAGGACGATCTGGTCGGGGAAGTGGTAGGCGACACCGCTGTTCCACTTGACCTGATAGCGGAAGGTCCGGTTGTCCTGGCTCCACCAGAGGTCGATACGCTCGTTGTCATTTTCGGCGTCGCAGCCGTAGACGAGGTTGTCGGCGAAGGTACCGACCACCTTCAGGGTGCCGGTCAGACCCGGAGTGTTGACGATGAGGCAGTTGGTGCCGGGCAGGATGAACTCGTTCGGCATCTCGTTGACGGGGCCGCTGTAGTGGTACAGATTGGCCGCGACAAGTCCGAGGATGAAGAACTTGTAGATGTTCATTCCGACGAAGATGACACCGCCGCGCTCGAGAGCCTCGGCAGGCATGGCTGCATACACGGCGACGAGGCCGTCGTAGGCGCTGGTGCCGCTTGCGATCGCCTGCGTCAGAACGGAAGTATCGGCGCCCATCTGGACCAGGAAGCCGTCAATCAGGTCGCTGTTGCCGGTCTTGTCTCCCTGCCAGATGAGGGTCTCGATCTTCTTGTTGATCTGTGCGACGAGGGTGTCGACGATGTACTGCTCGAAGGGCAGGTCGTTCTCGGTGGCGGCGATGCGCACCAGGTATTCGGCGTACTTGCCGAGCAGGGTCTCGGGGCAGATCTCGCCGTCAACCTTAATCGCTGCGGTCTCGATGGTCCGCTGGGTGAGGGTGATCTCGTCGAGCGGGTTGAATCCGCACCCGCTGCCGTCCTGGAGGACGGGGTTGAGATCGAGGTAGTTCAGATAGGCGTCTTTCTTGACACCGGTCTGCAGGCCGATGCGGCGGCGGGTATCCGTGCCGACAAGGGCGAAGTTCTTGACGATGATGTCCTGGTTGGTCTGCACGTAGGCAGGCAGGGAGGACACGAGGAAGTTTGTAACAGCCATAGTTTAAAGTTTTTTGAAGTTGTTCACGTTTGGGTTTTGCTATAAAATAGCGTGGCGGGGGCGTTGTAAAGTTTTTACTTTCGCATCAGCCGGGCGATCTTGTCCAGGCCGCGGACGCCGGTGTCCTTCGAGATGCCGTGCATCTTCTCCTCTTCGTGGGCGGGCTTGGCGGCGGACATCCTGCGGTAGCGTTCGACCTCCTTGCGCAGGCGGCGCAGTTCTTCCGCGTCCTTCACGCTGAACGGCGACTCGTAGTCGAGCGGGACGAACATCGGTTTGACCTCGATGGGCTCGCCGACATTGGCGGTGCCGTCCTCGTTCCAGCTGACCGGGAAGCGGTACGTCTTGCTGCCTTCGTCTTCCCACACCTCTGCGACGGCAAAGTCGTCACCGGCTTCGATGACGTAGAAGTCGCGGTAGCCCTTCGCTGCGATCGCGTCGGCGATCCGGTCCATCTTCTCGTTGTACGATTCCTCGAAGGCCTCGCGCATGCGGCGGAATGCAGCCGCGACGGGCGTTTCTTCCGGTGCCACCTCGGCGTCGGGGTCCTTGATGGATGCGACCTTGCCTTCCACGACCGTGATGGTCTTCCCGTCAGCGGTCTTGTAGTCGCCGTCCGCGGCAGGCTGCGACAGCTCTGCATCGGAGTAGACGGCGTCGCCCTCCTTCAGATCCTCGTTGCCTTCGTGGTAGAGGATGCCCCCCTCGGTCTCGGTCTCGCCGAACGACTCGACCTCGGCCTCCGGATCAGTGATGGATGCCACCTTCCCGTCGGACACGGCGATGACCTTGCCGTCCTCGGTGATGTAGTCTCCGTCGGCAGCTGCGACACGGTTGCCGTCAGCGTCTACGATATAGACGGCGTCGCCCTCCTTCAGGTCGTCGTCGCCGTCCCAGCCGAGGACGCCCTTGTCGGTAGTGACCTCGGCAAAAGCCATCAGCGCCTTGCGGATGGCCTCGCGGAATTTGTTGATCTTGCTCATGATGTTGGATTTGGGTGTTTGTTTCTTTAATTTCTGAATCGGCTCCAGAGTGAAGTAGCCCTCCAGGGAGAAGCCGCGGAACGTGCCATCCTTGACCTTTGCCCAGACGTCATCGTTGACGATGTGGTACTCGGCGAAGAGGCTGCCGTCTGCGATGTCGTCGAAGCCTGCCGGGCTGATACCGGCGGCGCTGTCCTTGATGAAGTACTGGACCATCTGGACGCCGTCGACATCGCTGCCGTCGCGGTGCATGATGTTCACGTCGTTCTGCCTTCCGTCCAGCAGGTACTTCTCCGCCATCTCGCGGATGGTGTCGGCGGTGTAGACGATGTAGTACTCGTAGCCCTCATCGTTGCGCCTGTAGATGGGATAGTCGGCGCGCATCACCACGCCGCGCACGATGCGCTTTTCCTCGTCCGCTACGCTGAACAGCTGGACGGGCTTTTCCTCGGCGAATACCTGGAAGTCCGACTCCACGGCGGGGCAGTCCACCAGCGAGACGCGGAGCATGCCGTCGTCCTCGCCGATCACCGCCCGGAAGACCGGGATGCCATGGAATGTTGCAGTCATAGTTTGTCGTTTATTTTGCCTTAGATAGCGCAAATCTCCCAAATGTAAACAAGGACACCTCCGCGGCGCGAAAGTGTCCAGAATCGAAAGTAAAACGGGTTTGTCAGTACGTAGCCTCGGCCAGCTGCGTCTTGTGGTAGTCGGCATTGGCTTCGAGGTCGGAGTTCAGGATGTAGACCTTGTTCGCGGCTGCCATTCGTTCGTATCGGTCCTCCTCGCGCGCGGTGGTGACGTTCCGCACCTCCGGGATGGATGCGCCCTGCGACGGGGCTGACACCGTGGCCGGGATGGACACGCCGGCACCGGACGAGTCGCCTCTGCCCACCTTCGTCGACTTGATCTTCGCAATCTGGGCAAGGCCCGCCGCAGTGACGGCTGCGGCGTTGATTGCGCCGACGATAGGACCCATCGGCGGCCCGAGTTTCTGCGCGGACGTGTACGCGGCGAGCGCACCGCTGATGGTGTTGATGACCGCCTCGCTGATGCGCAGCGCCTTCGCCTTCTTTGCCGATTCCTCGTCGGCATCCGCGTCGTCCTCGTACATGCCGGCGATGGTGCCGAGCAGGCCGGACACCGCAGACGCGGTCGACTGCATGATCTCCAGACGTTTCTCCGCCGCGGCCTTGGCGTCAGCCGTCTCCTGGTCCGTGATGCGCTTGCGCTCGTTGTACGCATTGAGCGCCATCTCCGTCTTCAGGTCTTCGTACTGGCGGTACGCATCAGCCTGCCCTTCCCAGTCTTCCAGCGCTTCGGCGTCGGCGATGTACTGCTCCAGGAGCGCGAGCCGGTCCTCGTTCGCACGGCGCTGGATATCGTAGGCATTGGCAGCCTTGGTCTTCTCGTCCGAGTCCGCCATCTGGTTGTAGGCGAGGCGTCGCTTGGTCAGCCGGTCGGCTGCAGCAGCCGCGTCCTGGAATTGCTTCTGACGAGCCTCCGCGGCCCGTTCCGTGCGCGCAAGGAAGTCATCCAGCACGTCGTCGGCCATCTCCAACTCGTCCTCCAGCGCGACCTTGATGCCTTCGGCGGCAGCCTTTCCGACACCTTCGCCTGTTTTCTTCGCCCTTCCGCCCTCGTCGGCAAGCCCGTCCAGGAACGCCTTCCCGGCGTCCCTTCCCTGCTGGAAGTTCGACTTGAACGAGAAGCCCTTGGTGAAGGCGTCCTTGATGCCGTCGATCGTGCTGCCGACGTCTTCCTTGATCTTGCCCCACTGCCCGGTGAACACGTCCTTCACGACGTTTCCGAGGCCCTTGAACGCCTCGACCGCCGAGCGGATAGGCGTGAGCAGGTACTGCAGCATGGCGTTGCCGACGCCGACTGCGCCGCTGACGATGTTGCCGAGCACGGGCGCGGCCCGCTTGCCGAGGTCGATGAACCAGTCCACCACCTTGCCCAGCACGTTGCCCAGACGCTCGAACAGCGCACCGACCATATCCGTCACCGGCTTCAAGGCGTCCATCGCCCGCTTCATCGCGTCGGTGAAGGACGTCGACTCCTTCAGCCCGCTGGCGATCTTCAGCAGCAGCGGCGAAAGCAGCATGAACGTACCTATCACCGGATTGGTCGATAGCAACTGCATGGACTTGTTAACATTTTCGCCCGCGTTCTTCACCTGGCCCAGGAATGGAGGCAAGCCTCCTATCACCTGCCCGAAATTGTCGAAGGCGGATGTGTAGTTGCCGACGTTCCGCTGGTATTGTCCCATGTCGGCGTCCATCGCCTTCAGTTGGTCGTTTACGGAGTCGATCTGCATGGCGAGTTCGGCGAACTTCTGCTTGCCTTCGTCGGTGGAGACGTCCACGTTCCGGATCTCCTGCTTCATCAGCTTCATCTGTGCGACGAGGCTGTTGTAGGTGGTGCCGACACCCTTCGCGGCCTTCACCACGTCATCCATGGACGCGGACGTGCCGTTCATGGCGTTGCGCAGCGCCGCCTGGTTGACCTGCAATTCCTGCAGGGTGTCCTGGTATTCCTGCGTTCCGATCTCGAGTCCTTCCACCGATACCGTCACGCCGTCCACCGTCTCCGTGTAGCCGTTGAGCGTGCGCTGCAGTTCGCGGATGTTATCCTTGAGGTCGCCTATGTTCTTGATCGATTCGCTGGTGCCAACCTTGAAGATGGCCACCTGTTCCATGTCTGCCATATTAAAAGTCTTGTCCGTTAACGTAGTCGTCGATGTCCTGCACCTGCACAAATTCGCAGTCTGTCAGCGCCCATGCCGTCAGGCTGTGGTTGCTTATCTTGTTGAGCGCCCAGAGCGCGCCCTCGTACCACCAGAAGCGGCGCAGCAGCCCGGCATCCACGCGGAGCCCGCCGAGGTCGGCCTTGCAGCGCATGACCTTCGTGTCTCCGTCAAAGCGGTCGCGCAGGTAGTTGCGCCAGCACCGGTCGTAGATGGATACGCCGCTGCCGAACTGGTAGTACTGTGCAGGCACGGCCAGCTCGCGCGGCTCGCCGTAATCGAGTGTGTGCTGCACCACGCCGCCTGTGCTGACGTAGTAGCGGCGGAAGACCGGAATGTCGATGCCGGCATAGTCGCCCGGCGTCAGATCCCAACACCCCTTGCCGCCCGTGGCGTCCATCATGGCGGACGTGTCGTCGCTCACCTTGAAGTACGGGTAGGTCGCGTCCCCGCCGTAATACAGGAGGATGTTCGCACCGTCCACTGCCTTGCCGTCCGCGGAGTGCAGCTGGATCTTCTCGGCGATGTCATAGCCGGCGAGGGCTGCGTCCGCGTTCATCTGCGTGATGGATACGTCCTCCCACACGATGCCGCTGATGTCGAACTCCTTCTCCTCCCCTGCAGCAGACCACAGCACGTACTTCGTGCCGGCGTCTGTGAACTGCGGCGGGATGTAGTCGCCGTTCGTGTCCTGCGCTTCGATAAAGTAGCGGCTTTTCTCCAGGGCCGTCACCGCGCTGCGCAGGACGTTCCCCGAGATGAGGTCCTTCACGGTGTCGTTGAACTCGTATCCGGTATTGATTCGCTGACTGCCGTATGGCGCGCTGTAGGTCTTCGCGTACTCATCCGCGAACGCACCCTTGACGTCTGCCGCCATCCTGTAGTACTTGCTGTCCACGGCCAGCGGGATCAACTCCACCGTCGTGGGATCGATCCTCCTGGTAAGGTCCTCGGTCGTGCCGTTGTAGAATCCCCCTCGCGTCAGGAGCGTCACGGAGTTGGTCGCGGGATCCACCGCGAAGTACAGGCCGAGTGTCTTCGCCAGCGAGAGCAGGTACGATGCCGGCGTGCCGGTGGTGGCGAGCAGCATCCGCTTGGTGATGAGCGCACCGCTGCGGATGGTCTTCGCCGTGGTGCTGAATGACACGGTGTCGGTGACGCTTCCGGAGATAGACAGAACAGCGTTTGCCGTCATCGTGGTCGGACCGTACGCCCCGATGCCCGTGATCAGGACGGGCCGGATGGATGCCGCGCTGCGCATGTAGCCAGACTCCATGCTTCCGTCCTCGTCTCCGCGGGGGCGCACCCAGCGGGTGAGCACTCCGGCGATGATCACCTGCAGCTGTACGGTGTCGATGTCGTAGCCCTGAAGGGTCGCCGATGCGTACGCGGTCATCCGCACCGACGTTGCGTCGATGACCGACACGCCGCCCCACTCGCCGGTGACGAACTGATCGTCCCCGAAGACGTCCACGCCAGACAGCATGACGTATGCCTGCCGGGGTGTCAGACCGTACATCCCGAACGAGTTACCCATGCAGATGATCTTCGACGCGGCGACCTGCTGACCGCCGGCGAGACCGACGAATCGGACGAAGTACATCGAAGTCGCCTCGAAGGACTCCGCGCCGACCTGCCACGACAGCCGCTTCATGGGTGTGGGCGTGGTGCTGCTGACGTACGCAACGAAGGATGAGCCGACGGAGACGGTGACCAGCGTACCGGACTGGATGCTCTGGCCGGGGTTGACCGCCCACGTGGCGACCGGCGATCCCGCAGTCATGGACGCCGACTTCACAAGGCGCGCGTCCGGCAGGCTGTTAGGCGCGAGCGAGGACAGCTGCGGAAGGGTCAGCCACATGTTGCGCGGGTTGAGCATGCCGAGATCCGCCATGGCGGAGAAGTCGAACGTGTAGCCGGCATCCTCTGCCTTGCGGACGATGGCGTCGATGACCTTGCCGACGTTGATGACCGGGCGCTGCAGGTAGGAGCGCATGTCCTTCGCCTCCCATCCCGTGACCGGGCCGTCCAGCTTGACGAGCGCAAGGCCGTCCTTCGTGTCATAGCCGTCAACGGGTGCCGGGCATCCTGGTACCACGTACGGGTCCACCACAGCCAGCGATGGGTCGAAGTCTCCATCCGGCGCGCCCTCGTAGGCGGGGGCGAAGTTGATGATCTGCCAGCGCTCGACCTCGTCCTGCGACAGGTCCTGCCAGGCGGAACGCACCGCCGACGCGGTGATCTCGAAGTTCAGCTCGTCAGGTCCGCCCGCGGACGTGTAGTCCAGGTCCGCGAGGGTCATCGCGCTGCCGTCAGCGTTGACCGACAGGGCGCGGAAGAATCCGCCGATGGAGCCGAAAAGGGTGACCTTGTACTGCACCGCCCTTCCGTTGCGCGGGACGGAGTCCAGGCGTACGTAGCCGCTTTCGATGATCTCGCCCGTATCGGCATAGATGGCGAATGGCGTCTTGCGGAGCGGGTCGAAGTCCGCGCCCGTCCACGTACCGCCCGCTGCTGTGAGCCTGTCCGGACGCCACATGCCGCCGAAGATCCGGTTGTTGGTCGGCGTGCCCGGAAGCGTCACCTGCTGCGAATAGGGCGCGATGACCGCCGTCGGGTCGGTCGCGTCCTCCTGGGTCCACGTCATGAGGATCAGGTCCTGGTCGTCCAGGTCTGCCCGGACGCCTCCGATATACAGGTCTATCTTGCGTCTCATCGTCTCTCGAAAGATTGTGCCACGTTGGCGGTGATCTCATACTGCGGCATCACCCTGCCGTTGCCTGCGAACGTCTGGAACGTGCACTCGCTTCCGGTCAGCACCAGCGGACGGATGTCTCCAGTGAGCAGGTCGTGCAGGTACACCTGCGGCGATTCCAGCAGATGATGCATGCGCGAAGCCTCGTCGTCCGAGAGGATGTGCGTGTGGAACGTATAGCCGCGGACGATCTCGATGGCATAGTCGCGGCGTCCCCTGTCCGGCATCCGGGTGTTGTCGTAGGAGAGTTCAGCCGTGTGTCGCGTGAGCGCGTCGGAGCGCACCGACGTACCCTGCACCAGGAGCGAGTCCCAGCCGCCGTAGGCGTTGACGTAATAGAACACGTAGCGGTCGGAGCAGTCGTCGCGGACGATGTATTCATCCGAACCCACCGAGAGCGCGACGATCGTCTTCCCGGACACCGCCGCCTCGTTCATGTCGAACACCGCAGTGCCGGCACCGGCTGCAGCAAGTCCACGGAGGAAGTCGTAGTTGAAGTCGCTGGAAAAGTCGCCGGAGTCGTTGTCTATCGTCCGCGTCGCGGTCGTCCCGTCGGAATAGGTGATCACGATGGTCACCTCCTGCGATGTCGGTACCGAGTACAGGAAGTACTGCCTGGCCGATAGCACCTCAGCAACGGGATGCGACAGGCCGTCGGTCATGTAATCGAAGTCTTGGTCGTAGGACCAGTCCGGCAGCGCCTTGTAGCTGTCGGCGAGGGTATTCCAGTCGGAGCCGTCCCACGTCTCAACGTAGAAGTCGAGCGGGAAGTCAAGCGCAGAGAATGCGAGGTCGCTCAACGCCGGCAGGGCGTGGGCGAGGTAGTCCGCGCAGATATCATTGATCCGGACGCGGCAGTTCCCGCCGTCAGGACGCGGCGAGCAGAGGCCGGAATATATGATGTCGCCGGTGGCGGAGTTGACCCGCACCCGGAACGGAATGGCTGACGCGCTGCAGAGGTCTGCATACGTGTCACGCCAGAGTGGGAATGTGATTGTAGCCATTGGCGCTTGTTTTGCCGGAAATAGCGCAGCGCCCGCGGGTGTATCTATAGCGGGAACTCTATGACCTTGCCCCCGCCAACCTTGAGGATGGTGTCGGCGAATTGATCCGCGACGTCCTGCAGCATTGCCGCCTTGATTCGGTCGTACCACCACGGCAGCGTGTGCTCCCTTGCGGCGCGCAGGTCGTGCGTCCCTTCCGTGCCGACGTTGGCGATCTTCCGCCGGATGAGGTAAGACAGCGATGCCTGCGAAGGGATTCGCCCGTCGCGACCGGGGCGCGGGATGACCGGCTTGATCTCTATCCAGCGGTCGATGGCTGCCTTCGGCGGCCAGTGCGGGCGGGTTCCGTTCTCGACGTACTTCCAGTACGTGGGCAGGTCGAAGGTGACGGTGTATCCGTCCGACTCTGCAACGACCTTGTGCAGCGCGCTGTCCTCCGCGCTCCGCGCAAGGGTGCGCTGCGTGGTGTTGCGCCCATGCTGGCCGAGCACCGAGGCGTAGTTGCGCCCGATCTCGTCGCCCAATTCTTTCAGCACCGACCGAAGGTGCGGGAAATCCATTTCTGCCATGTCAGTTCTTCTTTTTCCATTTCTTGATCTCGTCCTGCTGCCATGCCGCCTTGTCCTTGCTGTAGCAGATGATGTTCAGGAACTCGAGCGCCGTCCCGTGCAGGATGTCGTCCCAGCTGCAGCGCATCGTCTCGGCGGCGACGTCTACGTTGTGGATCCATCCCCAGCGCTCCTGGAAAGAGCCGTCAGCATCTTCTTCAACTCCGTCTTCTCCGCCTTCGTCTTCGCTGCTCGCTCCAAAGAGGACAGGGAATCCCGCAGTAATTCTTGCGATTTGCCTAAAAAAAAAGCCATCACCTCCATCGCGTCCTGCACCGACATCTGGCCGATGGCTTCCTGCACCGCGTCGATGTCGTAGCCGTCATTGTATGCGTGGCCTGCTGGTACCAGGAACACCGACAGCAGCTGCACCAGATTCTTCTCCGGGTCTTTCGCCAGCGCCTGGAAATCGATGAACTGCCCGGCGGTCATCTTGGTGTAGTCCTTCGTCGGGACGAGGTCCCACTCGCCGAGCCGGTAGTGCGAAGCGATGCGCCCGGCGCGTGATGCGTCGCACGGCTGTTCCAGGAACTTCGCCTCGGCGGCCAGCCTCGTGTATTCCGGGATGGGCAGGGCGAGGACCTGCTGCTCGGTCATGTCGTTCAGCGCGCCGATGATTCTCACCTGCTGGGTGAGCGGGTCTCCGCCCTCCCTGCAGATGGGCATGATGACGCCGAGGTACTTCCACAAGGGCAGCCCCCTGTAGTCAGCTATGGAGTCGGTCGATTTCTTTTCTTTTGCCATTGAACGTGATAGTATATTGCCCCTGCCCGGCGTCGCGTCCGAAGTGCGTCCACATGGCGTACCGCAAGGCGTCCAGGGCGTGGTTAAACTTGTCGATCGGATAGTTGAGTGATTTGCCGTCGCGGTCCTTCGCCCAGGTATAGTTGCGCAGTTCGTGGATGAGATTCAGCGAGGACTTTGTCACGCGGAGCGTCCACCCCTGCATCCACTGCAGCTGGAAGGTCAGCTTCTCGCTCCGTGTCGGGGCGTCCTTGTCGCAGGGGACGATGTTGAATCCGGCGTCGGCGATCTCGGCGATGGTCTTCGGCTCTGCGCAGTCGGCATATACGGGCGTGTGTCGCGTCACGCCGTCGGCGTCCATGTTTGCGACGATGTCGCGGTTGAGCATCCGCGTGGCGTAGCACCGCTCGTCCGCGTAGATGATCCGGCGGCGCGTGTCCACCAGGCAGCGCACGCGGGCGGTCGGATCGTTGGTGAATCCGAAGTCCATCCCCTGCACCTCGGTGAGGCTGGACGCCTCAATGCCTTCAGGCATCCGGTCAATCGTGTCGAAGGTGTAGACGAGCCCGTCAAGTGTGCCGACCTTTCCCTCGCCGTAGACCGTCCACCAATTCCGATCGGATTTGTTGCTCTCAATTTCCGCGACCTGCTCGGCAGTCAGGAACGGGTTGTCCTGGTATATCGAGTGGACCGTCACGCACTCCGGTCGGGCTTCGACATCCTGCACCCAGAACTCATGCGTCGGGTTGTAGTCGAGCAGCACCAGCCCGCGGGTACGGACGAACAGCTGGCGGGCGATCTCGTACGGGATGGTCTGCACCTCGTTCAGGAACAGCCGGTCACGGGCGGGGCCGTGCACCTTCGCGGGCGAGTCTGCGGAGAAGAACTCGATGATGCTCCCGTTCGGCATCGTGTAGATGGAATCGCCGCGCGACCAGGCTGTCTCGTCCCAAAGGTCGCCGAGTGCTATCTGGAAGTCGCGGATGGCTCCGCGCTTGAGGTGCGGGAATGTCTCCGACACCACCGACGTGATGGTCGGCCGCCTGTCGCGCCCCGCGAGTTTGTAGATCAGCTGCAGGGCGGCGAATGTCTTGCCGGAACGTGTCCCGCCACACGACGAGACGAAGCGGTCGGTCTTTGCGACCGCCGCCAGCATCCTGTCGTATACGGGTGTCGTCGTCATTCGTCCTTCGCGGCCCATTTGTCGAGGGCGTCCGCCTCCTGCTGTGTCACCACCAGCCGCTGGTCGCCTTCGTGCTTGACGGTCAGCTGCTTCTCGCCGAGGATTTCCATCAGATACGTCATGTCCTTGAACGTCAGTTTGCCCCGTGCGTGATTGTCGATGACCTTGGCGACGAGGTACTCCAGCTTCGTCATGTCGCCGCCTTTCGCCGCCTGCTTTCGCACCTCTGCGATCATGGCCTCGCGGAGGGTGAGGTTGCGCTTGCGGGACTCTGCGGCACGTGCCTGCATGTCCTTCGCGTTTCCTTCGCTAAAGGGCCTCGCGCCATCCGGTGTGACACCCTTGACGAATCTTCCTCTCTTGTCACGATTCATATTGTTTTATCCAATTATTTGTTTTAATTTTGTACCGTCACGCGAGAATAGTACAAGGTAGTGCGCCAGGCATCCAGTTTGGAAATGACAGTCGGACTGATCTTCTCGCTCTATGAGGCATCCATTCCTACTGGATGCCTTTTTTGTGTCTTTCTTCCCTTGTTATTTTTTCACCCTTCCACATCCCAGCACCAGCCTCGTCAATAGCAGTAAACGGCAGTGACTCGCATAGCAACTGGCAATCATTCGTCAACAGTTTTATATACCTGAGTTGAAATCCTTCCGCGTATTTTGCACCAATATCAAACAGAGGTTTCAGACTTGCCCCCCCCCACACCGGGATGCCGTATTTCTTACATATCCGTTCTTTATCGTAGTATCCATTTGTAAAATTAAGTATCGTAATACGTTCTCCATCAGGCATGACGAGAATGGTGTTGTTCTTTTTTATCTGGGTGAGTTGAAAACCGGATGCCCTGTAAATCGTCCCGTCGCCTGAAGCTGTTGCGTCGCTGAAACTGACGACGTACTTTATATGCGGAGCATTCTTTCTGATCAGACGGAAGGCGATACCAAGACAACGGCTCTCGCTGTTTCTCGGGAGGTAATCGTCAAATGCCATCCTGTTCAGTTCGATAAATTCATTCCACTTCGTTGCTTCCGTATTGTTGTCAGTTTTAACAAGACCCAGGATTTTCCGCTTGTCCAATGAAGGGCCAAAACTCATCACGCCGTGAAGGTTTCCGTCAAGGAAGCACCCAAAATGCAGTTGTGAGTTCTGGACAACTTTCCCAGAATAGTGGTACCTTTTGACGAATGGGGTAGCTATTTTTGATGGAATAACTTTTACAATAATGTCTTTAGCGTGTCCCATTTTTTTTTGTAATCTTGTAGTGTTTTAATTAAGTTATACCGGAGTTCCACCTTCTTACATTCAAAGTAATCACGAGGTAGCGGCATGATCTCTCTCATTTTTTCGTAGGCGTACCTTGAAGGGAACAACCATTGAGATGCCCCGAAATAGTGACCTGACATTCCGTTCGTGCCTAAATGTCTATCCACGTCAACGGGCTTTATCCCCGCTTCTTTAAGCGAACCTCGAAGGTATTCACGGAGTTCTTCAACACCTTTTGCTGCATCTTCGTATGTTACGCCACCGGAGTCAACATTTAAATTGTCGCACCAATACTTTGCGATGATGTATGCCGCCACCCCGTTTCCATTCTTATCCTTGTCGTCACCTTCTATATCATAGAAATCCTCGGTATATTGTGCGGATTTTATCGCAAGTTTTAAAACTTCCGCCATTTCATTTGATAGTTGGAAGGATATTTGCTGGAACGGCTGTTTTTCATCGCTAGGCAGTTCAAAGTCTTCCCCGTATTGATCAGGAGACAAAACTTGCCGCTCATCTTTCCACGCGGGGATACCCCAATCCTCCAGCGGCAGGTCGTCCCATTCGTTGGCCAGCATGTCGAAGTCCCACTTGCCGAAGGAGCCGTTGTCCTTCATCGCGCGCCGCTTGATGGTCGTCAGGTCTTCGTCCGATTCCGGCGTGTAGACAACGACGGGCACGGCCTTGATGTCGGTCTTCTTCACGCCCGTCAGACGGAGGTTTCCGGCGAAGACGACCAGCTTGCCGTCGTGCTCCACGGCGAGCAGTGGCCGGTCTTCCAGGAAGTCCCGGTCCTCCACGATGGATCGGCGGGTCTTCTCGACATCCTCCGCGGTCCATTCGCGCGGATTCTTCGGCAGCCAGTCCAGCTGCCCGGTGTTGAGTGCGCACCGCGTCACGGGTGCAAGTGTTCTCTCTTTCTTCATTTCTTGCTGCTCTGTTTTCGTTTGGCGGGCTTTTCAGCCTTCTCCTGTAGTGTTTGTTCCATCTCCGCCAGATCGGCGAAGTAAAGCCGTCCCGCGTCCTGAATCAAGTGAAGGACGCACACCGAACAGGACGACACCAGCCGCCTGCGGTCGCCGGTGGCCGAAGTGAACGCCTGATGGATGATTCGCAGGGCAGCGGCTCCAGGGTAGCGGCACCAACTGCCGTCGATGGCTGTCCGGAAATGCCCTTCGTACGGACGCAACGCGTCCAACTGCGTGCTTGTGTAGGTCATAGTCTCTTATCTTTGTCCATATTTGCAGGTCATCCTTGTGGAAGGCCTGCGGTATTACTTCCATGTCCGTGATCGTCTGCCGCATGTGGTAGGCCTCGCTCCTGTCGCGGTTGACGGCCTTGGCCGCCTCACCTGGTGTCAATCCCTCGCGCATCAGGCGCACGACCACCGCCGTGCGTGCAAGCACCAGCTCGTGGCGGCGGCTCCTGCCGACGAGGTCGGCGACACCGCATCCAACTACCCTCGCGGCGTAGCGGATCAGATCCTCTGCATCCATTGCCCACATTTACCAATGAGAGCCAGCATCCCTTCGCGGATCAGTAGCATCAGCTGCCCGGCAGGCTGGGCCAGCAGCGAGGCAAGGGAGCATGCCGCCACCGTCGCCATCGACAGCTCGCCGCGGCAGATCACCAGCACCAGGCACGCCCACCACACGGCGCACGTGCCGCAGTCGAACGGCGGAAGGGGACGCAGCCGTCCCTCGGTCGTCCCGATGATCCGCGCGACCAGGGCGCGCCACGACTGCGTGAAGCCGGACACGTCCACGATGTACACCACCGTCAGCGCAAGGAATGCTATCTCTCTAAAAATCATAATTTTCCAACTCTTTCTTTATTTTCTCTCGTATACGCAGCACCATCTTCCGGACGGTCGCGTGGCTCATCAGCATACGGGTGGCCAGCTTCCGATACGACCCGCAGTCGGCATACAGGGTGATGATGATCCGGTCCACCTCGTCCAGCCGGTTGTTCAGGATGTCCTTCACTGCGCGGATGCGCTCCGGCTCGTCGTTGAATATCGAAGCGTCGAACAGGTAATCCTTCCGGACGTCGTTGTACGATCGCACTACGCCTCTGGCTCCGCGGCTTCGCGGATCGGGACTGACCGAAGGCGGAAGCGGGTCACCTGCGCGGCGTACGTGCTGCGCGGTGACTCCAGCTGCACGCGGACGATCTTGGCGATGTAGTACTGCATCTCCCCGCTGGCGTACAGGTGCA